TCATAGCCATAATCACCAAATCGCCATCCATGTGGGCATCGGGTATTTCAGCTACAACTTTAAAGCCTAAGTGTCGGTTTAACCTTAGTGCATCTGCGTTACTCGCGCATATTTGCCCTAGTATAACCTTTACATTTAAAACATTAAAGGGGTAATCAAAAGCCGCCCACAATAAATCTTTACTTATCCAATTTACTTCATCTACTGCTGCAATATGCATTTGGCAGGCATTTGGCATAAAACTAGCAAAACCTACTACTGCTGCCAAAGTTCCATCAATTTCCTGCCCAATACATACTGTTTCTTCAGGTAATGGGTGGTTCATCATACGAACCAGCCAGTCACCCATGTATTTTTGGTTTTCGGTAGTAACCCTACGCAATTACAGTACGCCCCCTCGTTCCATTACATAATCTGTACTAGCCCAGTGCAGTTCAATATTGCGGCTTGCCACATTTAAGTTAATTGAACCTGCAAAACCTAAACCTGTAACGCCCTGCCAAATTTTAGTGGTAATTAAGCCGCCTGACCAGTTTGCGTTATCCCACCTTGAAGCATCCCATACGCCATCAGCTAGGGTGCTAGGGTTAAATTGCACCTGCCCTAGCTGGCTTTGGGTGTCAAAGTCCACGCTTAAACCGCATACCACATTAGGTACACCGCCTGTAGATTGCAGTATTGGCCGAACCATCATAAAACGCTTTAATTGGCCTGCGCTGTCAAAATAGCTATAGGCTTGCTGCGCGGTAGCGGTAATGTTTGAACCATTGTCTGAATAGCCTTCGTAAAACAGGCCTACATAGCCGTTACCGCCAAAATGCATTTCGGCTTCGCCTGAAACTTCCCAGCAGTAGCCTTGAATTCCAGTAAACCTGCCCCAAGATTTAGTAATGGTATGCATGACATACTGTTCCATTCCGTCATTTGTAGGAATAGACAAAATAAGCATATTTACACTAGCAAAATAGTTAATTTGCCAGCCAAATAAATCCCTATACAAACTTGCCGCTTGGCTAACTGCGTAATAAATTTTATCTGTAAGGTTTACACGGGGGTCTAAGCGGCTAGATTGCAGCGCAGAAGCTAACGGTACTAAACCGTCTTGCGTTAATAGCAATAAATCCCCTGCAAACTTGTAAAAGCACCTGCGGTTAAAGGTTTGGCCTAGTTGCCATACGCCTTTTAATGCCCAAGTGTCAGCAGAATCGGGGTCTGTACCGTTATAAACAATAACTTCACCCATGCTGGTTACAAATACTGCGTAATCGTCTGCGCCTTGGCCTGCATCAAGCGTCCATGTACCCATTGCCTGTAAATAACCTGAATTACGGGCAATTCCACCAAAATATAAGGGTGAAGCAGGGCCACCAATAGCATCTACATCCAAATACCAGCAAGCTAAAGTGTCTTTTTGGGTGAAATACAGGCGGTTTTTAAACAAATTGACATTAATAAATGTATTTGAATTAACGCCAGTAATGCCAATAACTGTATATGCGCCAGTTATAGAAGTTGCGGTAGTTGTGCCTGTAGAAGTGTAAGTAAATGCGTTAGCACCCGTTACCGTAATGACAAAAGTACCGTTAAAGGTAGCTTCAGAAGCACCTGTAATAGTTACCCTGTTGCCTGTTGCTAGGCCGTGTGCAGTTGCAGTAGTAAATGTTGCTGTTGCAGAAGGACTTGTACGATTAATTGCGCTAATTGCGGCAGCCGTAGTTGTTGTAGCTACATAAAACCAGCGCGTACCGTCATAAATGGTTACTGGGTCAACGCCATTACAGGCTACTAAAAAATGGCCTGCTTGGTTAGTTAAATTAACCGATTGCAATTTATCGCTAGTTAAACCAGTAAATACACGCACTGCAGGGTTTGCTGCAGCTTCGTAAATAGTGCTGCCTGACACTGCAAATAGCTTGTAGCCGCCTACTTCTGTGTAATTCATTAAAGTATTAACAGGGGTAGTAATGCCTATTTCATAGCTACCCACTACAGAAGCATTGCCAGCAGGGACAGTAGCCATTGTGTAGGTAAATGAAGTGCTATTTAGTACGGTAATGGTATATACACCGTTATAGGCAGCAGGGGTGCAGCCAGTAATAGATACTTGCCTGCCAGTTGTTAGCCCATGTGAAGAAGCCGTAGTTAGCGTAGCAGTTGTACCTACACGGGTAATGGTGCTAATGGCTACTACACCCGTAGCCGTAGTAAGCAAGCTAGATTGTGTCCAGCCCTTACGCATGGTTACATCAGTAGGCGTTGGATACCAGTTTACAAGCTGAATAGCATCCATAGGGTTCATATTGGCTTGCGAATCCCTAGCATTCCACCCACCAATAGGGGAAGGTACGGAAGTAGTATTTGCCGTAAACTTTTTAGCTACTGCCATGATTAACTACCGTAACCAGTGTCAGGAATGTTTGCCCAGCCAATAAGCACGGCACTTGGTTGTGGTGCAAACGAAAGGGTAGCAGAACCTTTGTCATTAGCTTTGGCCACATTCAAGTAACGCACATAGTCTTGCATTAATGCTGTGGTGTCAAAACTCTTAATTTGGAAGTATTTAAGTTTAGTTAATATTGCAATTATTGAATCATCTAATACGGTTGTGTCGGTATCGGCTGTAAAGCTGTTCTTTACTTCACCTGTTACGCTGCGTACAAAACCCTTAGAACGGTATTCAAAACCTAAATATTCTAGGGTGTTATATGGTGGCCAAATTTGGAATTCATTGCCAAGAATACGCCAACGGACACGCGGCCCTGTAGATATATAGCCCGACTTTAACCATTGCCATTGCTGCGCATCAACTGGCCCTAACATTTGCCAATGTTTAGTTTTGTCCCAGTGGGTATTGTCTGTTACGGTTTCGTAGTCAGGTGGCAGTGGGTACTTGGTTTTACTAAAAGTAACCGTACCACCAACAGTTGTTGCTGAAGCTAATTGGCTAGTTCTTACCGTTGAACCTGCAACAGATTCCACATAAGTATCTTGCGGTATAGCTGTGCCTACTACAGAATAAGTATTATCCAAACCTGTGACATTACCAACATTTAACAAGTCGTAAGTGTTGTTGATAGTGTCGCAGGTTGTGGTTATTGCGGTAGTGTAAAAGCGGTATTCCAACTCCAATGCTTGCCAATTATGCTCTTTTACAAGGTCATATCCAGCACGATTCATTAGCGCAAGTATTTGTTGCACATCTTGGCTAGTGTTACCAACAACAAAAGTTGGTACGGCAAGGTTAAGTTCAGATGTTACTTGCTGAACCAATTGGAGTAGGTTAGATGACATTTAGGCTTCCTCTGTGGCTACCGTTTTCTGTTTACGGGGTTTCTTTTCACCAACAGCAGCAAGTATAGTGGCCATTTGTTCTTGCATTAGGGCCAGCTTCGCATCTGTTTCTGCCTTAATTTTAGCAGTTTCTAAGTCTTTTTTGGCAAGTTCTTCCTTCAAAGCGTTAATTTCATGCTCACGCTTGTCGGTTTCTGCTGCCGTAGTAGCTAGATTTAAAAATGCCTTGGCTTTGTCCCTAAACGAATAAGGCGACATACCTGCAGCCATACCTATGCGCTGTAACTGTTGGTCAGAAGCGTGTGCAATAGATTCTACCGTGTGAAACTTCATAGCCCGTAGTTCTTCAGCTTGGCTTTTTGATACTAAAGGCCATTCTGCTACAGGTGTGCCTACTACTTCTTGGTCATGCGCGCCCTGTCTATTCATATAGTTAGCCCATTGAATAGGGAAACGCTGCTTATGGCTTGCTAAAGCGTAGGTGTCAATTTCGGTTAGGGTATCGCCTGCTACGCAAATATGTACAAAGTCAAATTCTTTGTATATTGGGCGGCCTGCATCTAATGTTTCTTGTTCTTGCTGTACTGGGCGTTTGTAGAAACGAACCTGTAAGCGGCTATCTGCATTGTTTTCATCGCTAGGTAATGCCATTTTTAAATCTCCTTCAAGGTATTAAAGGTAAAACAGTTGAAAAAAAGGGGCTACTAATTAAAGTAACCCCCTGTTTTTACTACAAAATGCTATTAAACACTAGCTTTTGAGAACCAAGCATAGTCACCTGAAGCTACGGCAACGGCTGGGCTTAAATAAGTACCGCCCGAAGCTGTAACAACAAAAGTGGAAGCATTAATAGAGCAAGTTGCTGTAGAAGCTGTAATAGCTGCACCAGCAACGCCTAGTACATAACGCAAACCGTCAGAGCCAAACACTTGTGAACCAAGTGGGCCATTGACAGGAACGCCAGTACCAGCAGAGTTAGGGTTAGTTTGGACTACATCATCCAAATTGATGCCCGAGGTAGGGGTAATGTTATATGACATGATAATTTCCTTTAATTAGTCAGTTGATTAAGAACCAGTCAAGATACCTTGCAATGAAGCATTAGAGCAAGTTAAATTGCCAGCCCAGCCATACAATTTGACAATCGCATCTTGGTTGATTGACTGACGTTCACCGCCAATAGGTACAAAGTTGCGCTCTTTGTGTGGACGGAAGAAAATGTAGTTTGTATTAAGCATATACATATACAAAGCGTTTTCTTGTGCGCCAATACCACCACCCAATCCCACATCAGCAGACATACCGCCACCGTAGAACTTCAGGGAAGCAAAACCTGCTGCGCCTTCGTCTACGCCTGCAATACGCTGAATAGCCTGAAGCGACTCAACATAGCGTGAATACAAAGTGTTACCAGCAATAATAAGGTCTACCTTATCATTACCACGAACAGATTTGATAGCAGCAGTTGTCATAGCGGCTTGGATCAATGCAGCGGAGTTAGCACCAGTAGTTGCTTGGTTTCTCCAAAATTCCCAGTTAGCACGATTAATACCACCGTATGTACCAGTTGTAGGTGAAGTGCTGACTGCAGCAGCTAAACCAGTGATGTTTTTACCACCGTTACCTGTACCGTCACCATAAAGGTCACCTGAAATGCGGTTTAACAGACGGGCTTCAGAAACTTGCATACGACCATCTAACAGGTCAATGATTGCTTCCTTGCTGCTGTTTTGCAACATTTCAAGGCCTGACATGGTTACAGAATCAGCATATTGGGTAATGCTGAACTGGGCAGCCGAAATTGGGCTATCAGGGGTAATGTTTAATACCTCGTAACCACTATAGCTATTAGCATTGTTGGTTGCGGGATCGTTGTACATGATTTCTTCAAGGATTACATTACCGCCCGAAAATGGACGGACATTACCTTTAGAATTCAGGCGTTGAAGGATTGCGTTGTTCTGCGTTAAGTTGTCTGCCAATACTCCGCTACGGCTTTGAATGGTGGTAGCGATAATATCGGTAATTGCGCTATTTGCGAATGCCATGATATTTCCTTTATTAAATTAAGTTAAACCCGACCGCCTTCTGCATCGGCTAAAGAAGCCATCAACAAAGACCGTCTATCCTTTGCATCTGTTTTAGACACTTGGCCGCTAGGTGTAACGGACTTCGGACTAACCGCAGTTGCTTTAGCTTTTGCTACTTGCTGTGCCTTAGATGCTTGATTACCAGCAGACTTTAGGAGTTTTTCCTGTTCTAGCTTGTAAGCTTCATCATTCATACGCACTGCTTTGGCATAAGCCGTTTCTAGGTCTTGGGCTAAACCACGCTCAAGTAATTGAGCCATATCTTCCCGTACCATTTCAAAGTGCGGAAAAGCCACCTTGTTGCTACTTACGCGGTTAATTTCATCACTTAACCGTGCATTTTCTTCCTGTTCCCGTATTGCCGACAGTTGTTGCACTTGCTGCTGTGTAGCCTGCAATTGCTGCATTAACTGCTGTTGGTACGGGTCTACATACGCCTGTTCAGGCATTTGTAAGCTATCTGAATTTAATTGTATTCCATAATCTTGTGCAAGTCTATGGAACATTTGCACCTTTTGGTCATACGGTGCTTTGCTTAGAATCATGTGGGCGCGGCCCAAGTTGTTAATCCAAGCTACGGGGTGTATGCCTTGCTGCTGCAATTCAGGTACAAACGGGCCAATAGCTTCTGTAAGCTGCCGTGCATTGTCTGCTTCTGCTTTGTAGGCAGAAACGCCCTTTTTGTATTCAGATTCACGCTGGTTGGCATATTCAGCAAACTTAGCAAATTCTGCTTTGTCTAGCGGTTTGCCTTCTTGCATCTTATTCCAAACTTCTACATATTCCTTTTTCCATGTAGTAGGGCGTTTTATTTCTTCGTCAGGTACATCACTAGCTTCTGCCACCATGTCAGGTTCTTCAGTGGTATTCTGCTCGGCACTGGCTTCTTGGGCCTTGAAACGGCCTTTTTCGTCACGGTTGTTGCCTTCTTCAGTGTTGGCTTCTTCACTGGCGTTTTCGGTTTGAATGAGGTCGTCATTTACTTCAATCTCCTTTTCAATAGGGGCTTCAAGTGTGCCTTCTTCGGCTTGGTCTAAAGCTGCTTCTAGTAATTCTCTGCGGTCGTCTGACATGGTGGGCCTTATCTGTAATTAAGTTTGGAATAGGTAATTTCAGCAATTTGCCGTTTACGGGCTTCTTGCTCTTTGCGGCTGAATTCAACGGTTTTTTGCTGGGTTGGCACATCATTGCCTATTTCTACGCAATTGTTACGCTTTAAGTTTTCGCGGTGTGCAGAACGGCTGCCTACCCATGTACCATCTGCCATGCTTATGTGGCCTGCAATGTCAGGAATAACCGTAGGGGCTACCCTAGACTTCATGGCTACCTTGTCTAACCAAGAAGCTTTGGCAGCTTCAAGGCCAATTGTAGGCGTCCACCACTCCAAAAAGAATTCTTCATCAGTTTGCTTAACTTCAACATGGTTGCCTTCGGAATATCCGCATTTTGGGCAAAGCATTACATTCTCCTTATAATTTCAGGTAATTGTTCGTATTCATTAGGCCTAAGTAGGCAAATACTGTCATACCAACGGGCATTTTTCCACCGCCAGCATACAAATTCTTCTTTTGGCAGCAAAACTACGCATTTAACGCCCAAAGCACCTGCTAAATGGGCTGTTCCAGTATCTACGGTAACAACGCCCTTCATAGCCTTCATGTGTTTAGCGGT